GGCGGATTGGCAGTCCAACATGGGCGACGTCGCGAGTAACATCGACGCGTTTGCCCAGGACGGTCTTGTCATGAAGTACGGTTACCTCATGTGTGAACAGACAATCGTTCACAGAGTGACCTTGGAGAATGTTGTATGCCTTGATGGTGTATGGCAGCCTCTGAAGACCACGGCGGAGATCGTGGCCACGACGCAACAGCGAAGTGGCGCGAACCCTTTCGGCTTTGGCGTCGATCCGACATCCCTTACGGGACGACAGACGGCGATTCTAGCCGCCTTGGGCTTTGCCCTAAGGTGAACCATCATGTCCCAGCCAATCTTCAGCTGGGTCCACCGTCCGCGCGAAATCTAAGTAACGCGGACTTATTACACAGGAGTTCATGTCACATGTTTACCGAACCTCAGACCGTCACCGTGAACGCCGTCGCGAGCAACTTGCCTCGCGTTGGCTTCGCCGACCGCTCCGGGACATTCCAGTCTCCGGATGGGAGCTTGTCTCTCAAGGTTGCGCATGATCTGCGTAACCGCAACCGGCGCACGGTGCGCCTCGACTTCGTCAAGACGGCAGCTGACCCGCTGCTCGATGGCGTGAGCCGCCAGTACACGATGAGCACCTACGTTGTCATTGACCACCCGAAGGTGGGCTTTAGCAACACTGAGGTTGAGAACAACCTCAAGGCGCTCAAGGACTGGCTGGCCACCACCGGCAACATCACCAAGGTTGTTGGTGGCGAGTCGTAACATGGTCTACCGGGGGGGCGTTTGTTAGCCCCCCCGGCTTGGCTCGGAGGACTTGTGACTTGGGATTCCGCTACCCCCGTATTTCAGGAGGACGGATGAAAAGCCGACTAGAACTCTGGAACTGCATGCTCCAAGATCTGGGCATGCGATGCTCTGTTGACACCGCGCGCAGCTATGAAACGGCTGCGCAACGTGTGACACACGAGGGTGACGCATTCTTTCTTGTCACTCTGGTTGCCTTTGGTAAGGACTTTGAGAAAGCCCTGGCCCAAGGTTTCGCCACAAGATCGCTGTTCCGCGGCTTCGTGAAGAACTCGTTTGATGCACTTCGTGTGCACGAGCTGTTCATTAGCGATTACGTTGCGGATCCAGCATCCGGAACCCCCAAATTTCTGGGTGAGTTCCTT